AAGGGCATCAACTACTTCGGTTAAATTTTTAGTTGTGCCTCGTGATACATCTACAGCTAGAGCAAGATCTTTTTGAGCCTGGGTTGCATCTCCTGTTGAAGAATAAAGTTGAGTAAAAGCATCTGTTAAAGCCGTATCAGCAACACCTGTGGCAACAGATAGTCGTTTGATTCCTGCTATAGCATCTGGGAATGCCATTAAAGACCCAGTATTTTTAAGGGTTACATTTAATGCTTTGGCACTTGCCTCAGCTTCAGTAAATGCTTTAACTGAGTTTTGACCAAATGCAACTATCTTGTGAACAGCAAAAGCAGCAGCAAAAGTCTTACCAACTTTCTGTACTGTCTTCTCAAATTGAGATAAATGCTTTTGTCCTTTAGTAAGAGCTTTACCGTCAAACTCGCTTACAACATTGACAAAGATATTTTCCATTTTGGCCATTATAATTTTGCTCTCTTATTAAATTCTGTAATTGCACTATTGATTGAATTTATTACAGCAGGTATAACCTTGCCGTTTTGCTTAGCCCATGCTCTATAAATCAATCGACCTTTGAATTTACCACCACCTACTAATTGACCACCCATTGAGTTAATAAATCTTAATCCTGCTTGTGGGTTATCTGAATGAGAGTAACTTCCCCCACCTTTACCTTTTGCACCTACCCATGGCTGACCACTTGGATTTTTACGACCAGCTGTTTCATAAATAGCACCGGCAGGTGTTGTATTTACAATTCTGTATGAAGATCTAAATCCTTTATCGTTAGCCTTTGTACGACCCCTACGATAAACAATACCTTTTTTAACGGTTGCAGCATCAAAGGCTCTATCGGTATCAGCCCACACGCCAGTTTGATTCTGCCATTTAGATAAAACTTTGAATGGCACATAATCGCGAGCTTCATTTCGGACAGGCAACATGACTGCACTTATTTCGCTATTCATTTTTTTGTAAAGATCGGGCGTAAATTTACGCATGGCTTTCTGAGTGTTAGCGAGGCCTTTTAGCTCGACTGGCATTCTTCATCGCCTCATTTCGATCTTTTAAGACTTGGATGATGTTATGAAACATATCCTTATCTAACTCTGTTAAATACTGAGGGGCGATACCTGTTTCGACTGCCACAGCGGCAATCGTGTAGGTCATCGAACCTCTATCTAAAAATTTGCTTCGTCATCCAATACTTCAACCTTGGATAGTGTCTCCACAAATGCAAGGCCGAAAATAGGAACAGTTACATCAGCTCTCCGTAAGCATTCCCAAGCAAGCCAATAAATATCTGACTGCCTTTCCTGCTCACGGAAAGTTTTATGTATTCCTGATTTGAAATGTAATTCAAAGGCCATTTCGATCGCTGGGGTAATCGAATGATCCGATACCTCTCCAGTAGCCCGTGTGATCCGAAGTTTAGCCATTGTTTTTTATCTCCTTAGAATGAACCTGTAGTAGTTTGTACAACAGTTGAGTTACATGTGAAGGATTGGCTGGAGTTTGAAATATCTCCAACTGCACCGTTCAATGGTGTCAAGTTGTTAACAAGAATGCTAACAGTATAAAGAGGATTTGTCGCTGATACTGCAGTTCCCTTTACAGGAAGTAATACAGCTGTAACAGTAGTTCCATAAGCAGCGTATGAGCCAGGAGTCGATAAAATTAAAGTCGCCACATTTGAAGCCAAGGCAGCCGCTACTACTGGTACTGAATCAAACCATAAATAAGAATTTAATAAATCCTCAGCAGTTTGGCACACCTCTTCAACGGTTGTATCGCTATAGAGCGAACCAATACCGAGATTGGTGCGTAACTCTGCTTTGGTTACATAAGTGGCTGCCATGGTTGCCTTCTTTCAAACTACCCCGGATGAAGGGCTACTCACCCGGGGTAGATCTAGTTAATTAAGCTGATTTAACGAACTTGCGGATACCAGCAGCTTGCTTGGTTACATATGAACCATAGCCGTAGATTGCTAGTTGAACCTGCATGTTTGAAACGATGTTAACTGAGAAGTATGAAGTTGGTGATGAGTACCAAGTTGCTGCTTCTGGTGCAACGATGAATGCGCAGTTAGATGCAACTGAAGATACAGCATTGTTGTCAACATAAAGATCAAGACCAAGAACATTTCCACGGATTGAAGTTGGTGCAGTTTCTCCTGATGCGTTCATTGGTTGTGATGCGTTGTAAATTGGGCGACCGGTTGAATCAGTTGCACCAATCAAAGTTCCCCATAGACCTGTTCCTGCAATTAGGTTACGAGCAAAGTATGAAGTGCCTGAGTAAACCAAAGGTGCTTCTGTTCCGATGTAGGAAATAATTCCAGCAGAAGTTCCTGCTACTGCAGTTGCAGAAGTACCATCAGCAATGAATCCAGCAATTACAGCTGCATCAATAGCCTTTAGGTATGCGCGTTGCATTTGAATTGTTAACTCATCGTAGAAAATTGGGTCAGAACGCTCTAGAAGTTCTAGAGTTACTGTGTTTTGTCCAGCATACTTTGAAACAGTACCTGTGATGTAATCAGTAACCATACCTGTATTGGATGGTGTACCTGATTCGGCTGTTGCCGCTACTGTAGGTGCAGTTCCGCCACCATTTGTATCAAGTGATGGAATTGAGAATGACATACCAGATGTTGGCAATGTGCCACGGCTGATTGCATCGATTGCTGGAGTAGCGAAGTTTGTGTTAGATACGAACTCGCGTAGGTACTGTACTGGGTTGAATGCAGGGTTAGTTGTACCGATTGAGTCTACTGCTGCTTGTACAACCATTGGATCTTCAGATGCTGCAACCCATAGCTTTGATTCCTCATTGCCTAGTGATGCTTTGATCTTGTGCTCTGTGTAGCGACCCATAGATGTAATTCCATGGCGTACAGTTTGTGAGCTGTATGGTGCAGATGTTGCTGTGATAGTTGGGCGTGCTGCTTCAGGAGCTGCAGCAGCTTCAACCTCAGGTGTTGCGGCTACGGGAGTTTTATCTTCCACGATTGCCTCGCTTTCGGTTTGGTTTTCGGTTTGGGTTGCTTCTGCAGTCTCGCTTTCGCTCGCTGCTACCTTGGTAACGATTGCATCCTGGAATGCAGGACTTTCGACTAAGGAAACTTCTTTTAATAATGCCGCTGACACATAAAGTGTGCCATCGCGACCTGGCTTAGATGCAGTAACTTCTACACCTACTGATAGACCTGAAATTAGATCCTCAGATGCCATGACCAAATAATCTTGGCCTTTTTGACTAGCACTAATCTTAAACTGACCACGAATTTCGGTTGGTGTCTCTGAGAATGACAAAGCGCGACCGATTGGATCTGTTGCTGAGTGTTGTGCTAATAATTTAATTTTCTTAGGATCTGGAATAGTGATTGATCCTGGTTCAAATACGACTGCTCCGGCAGATGTATTGCCCACTTTGTTAAATGGCACTACAACGCCTGAGATAATTCTACGACCAGCATCGCTGGCCTCTATTGGGCTACTGAAGGTTAATATCAACGCCTGATTCTCCGTTCGGTGCTAGATCTTCCATTCCTCGAGCTTGTTCAACTGTAATCAAGCCAAGGGTAAGCATTTTTTCTATTACATTTAATCTAGTAATTGCATCAGCTCTTAAATATGTTTCATCAATACTAAATCGAACTACTTGTCCTCTAGGAGTCAAATCATCCATAGATAAACGGTCTTCTATTGCAGTTAAAAATGGTTGTAGCGAACTTGAAACAAAATCTTTTCTCGCGTCAAGGATGTTGTTATAGGTATAACTGCCATTCATATCCGCACTAATCATGTATGCCGGGACATTGCAGGCTCTACTAACTTGAGTTGCTAAATATTGGGATCCTTCTGTGTAGAGCATGTCTTTCGGTGAAAATGACGCTGGTTGATATTCTAAAGATGAAGTTAAGTATGCAGTTGAACGATTTTGTCTTGCTTGCTTCCATGTAGCCAATAATCCTTGAACTTGTGCATCTGGAAGGTCAGCACCGGTATTGCGGATATATCCGGAAGGCATTGGGGTCTGTGCAGCAATTGCAGCGGCTGCTTCAATATCAATTGCTGATTTAATAGTTCTTGCAGCTCTTAAAAGTAATCCTTGATCCATTGCTTGGAATGTAACTAATGATCCAACACCATCCATTGGTACACGAACTGAGTCAACCATGTAATACTCAACTTCGGTATTGTTTTTATTTAACTTTTGTGATACGCGATCATTCTGTACCCATTCAAATCTTGCAGGGCGATTATCATCTGCATAAATTTCAGTAACACGCCAATAAGCAACACCATAGAAAAATAATGAATCTACTGTCCATGCAATAGTTACAGATCGTGGTTGTCTTTTATCTGGTTGATTTACCCAAACTGGACTTACTAATTCTTCACCGGTACTTGTTGAATAAACTTCAAGTGGTACAGAAGATATTACGCCTTTAACTAAATTAAGACATCTTGTAACAGCTGGTACTGACACAGCTGCTTGGCGATCGATTGCATTAACATAATTGTTATATCCGCCAAAATTATTGTTACCAAAGTAAGTGCCATAAGGCACATCCATGATGGCAGGAGCATATTGAGCTTTTACGGACTTTTTATTATTTGTCAATCCCAAATTAGCCAATATACCCATAAGAGCATATTATAACATAAATCAGACAAATACCACTATATTATGATATTAGCGACACGCTGAGGTTTTGCTAATTCATGAACAACCATAGCCAAGGATATTGCAGCTGTAACATCACCTGCAGATTTTCTTCGGATGATTCGCCATCCGGCATCATTTGTTTTAGCTGCACAATTATTCAAATGTGCTACAAGATCGGGTTGGCCTGAGTGAACTAGTCTTAGATTAGCCAAAGCATCTGACAAATCACTACATGCTTGGTAAAACGATTGACCAGAGCAATCTTCAACCCTATGTCCACTTTGTTCTAATCTTTGAGCAATAGATTGAGTTGCGTATTTATCATAAAGTATTTTCATAGGCCGATATTTCATCGCCCAATCGTTAATATCGCTAGCCATCTTGATTTCATCAATTGCTACCTCAGATGACCACAATTGCATCAACCCTGCGCCAATTTTACCGTCAGGGAGCACCTGCGCTGCAACAAGTGCCCCTGATCGTTTAGTAGGTGCTACATCGAAAGCCAAGACGGTTTGACTCCCAACTGGTAACACCAAGTCTGATTGACTGCAAGATTCTATTGATCCATAGACCCATGGTGATTGCAAACTATCCACCCATTGACAAAGCATCTCGGTACGCGTTGATTCGATTGAGTTTGTTGCAACCGCTTCTTCTAAAGTATCAGCTGTAATTAAATGACCAAGTGCAGGGTTTGCCATTGCCCAAGCTTTTTTATCGTGGATCTTACAATGTTGCGGTGCTGAATATTCATACCAGCCAAATGATTTACTTGGATATGATAATGCTGATTCTCTCCGCTCATTTCATCAAGTTGAGACT